CTTATTTTCCAATATGCTTCTTTTAATAATTCTCGTAGCTTACATTTCTTTTTGGCTACTTGGCCCGTGGTTGGCATATGGCTCACCTCAATGGGTATCTGCACCATGGCTTTCAACCTTAATGGTTTTAACTTTAATCAGTCAATCGTTGACGCCAACGGAAAGATTGTTCCAACTTGGGCAGACGTTGTAAACAGAGCTAACCTTGGATTCGAGGTTATGCACGAGCGTAATGCACACAACTTCCCACTCGACTTAGCATCAGCTGAGTCTACAAACGTAGCACTTACTGCACCACAGATAGGTTAACTCCTACGTCCGTTCATCGCTTTTAGCGACGCATGCAATCAAGTCATGGAACGGGGACTTGGTATCGGAGGGAACTATGACAGTAACTTACGTTTACCGTGGTGTTGTTTATACTAAACTAATTAAGTAATGGCACATCAAAGCTCGGTTATGAAAGCTTCTGTAACTCGGTATTCACCCGAACCAGAAGTAAAACCGGAAAACAAAACTGAAGAAAAGAAAGAAGATGATGCTCAATTAGAGACACCTTCTTACTAACAGCACGGGGAGCACCTCAGAGTCGGACTCCCCTGCACTTGGCACGAGCCCGGTACGCCGGACACCTTGAGCCGTCTAGACGGTGGGATAGACCACAAAAAAAACTCGAGAAAAATTTTAGTACTAAGAAATATATACCCTTTTTTAATCCATAACAATGGCACAACAAAATAGCACATTAACCACGAGTCTAACTCGTCCGGGTGCGAATAATGGTGGTTCTGACGCCAGAGCACTATATTTAAAGTTGTTCAGTGGAGAGATGTTCAAAGGCTTCCAGAGAAATACAATCGCTAGAGACCTTGTAATGAAGAGAACACTTACAAACGGTAAGTCACTTCAGTTCATCTTCACAGGTAGAACAACAGCCGAGTATCATACACCCGGCAACAGCATACTAGGTAACGGTGACGGTGCACCTCCAGTAGCTGAAAAAACCATAACATGCGACGACCTATTAATCAGTTCTGCGTTTGTTTATGAGCTAGATGAAACACTAGCACACTACGATCTAAGAGGAGAAATCTCTAAGAAGATTGGTTATGCTCTTGCAGAGAAGTATGACAGAAAGATCTTCAGATCAATCACCAAAGCAGCTAGACAAGCTAGCCCTATCACTAAGTCCAACTTTGTTGAGCCCGGTGGTACACAGATTCGTGTAGGTACAACTACAAACGCATCTGATGCTTATAGTTCCGCAGGCTTAGTAAACGCTTTCTACGATGCAGCAGCTGCATTAGACGAGAAAGGAGTTTCTACAGAAGGTAGAGTAGGTGTTCTTAACCCAAGACAGTACTACGAACTTATCCAAGCAGTTGGTTCTAACGGACTCATCAATAGAGATGAGCAAGGTGACACATTACAATCAGGTAATGGAATCATCGAGATTGCAGGCATCAAGATTTACAAATCTATGAACATCCCATTCTTCAGTAACTTCGGTACTAAGTATGGTACAGGTTCTGCAACAAACCCCGGTATCGACGACCCCGGAAACTCTGGTGACTTTGTAGGTCCCGGAATGGAAGACGAGAGAGCCGGTTCATCAGCAACTAAGACCGTTAACACATATGGTAACGCTACTGAGTTTGCAAACAGCTGCGGCTTGATCTTCCAAAAGGAAGCAGCCGGTGTTGTAGAGGCAATCGGACCTCAAGTACAGGTAACATCTGGAGACATTTCAGTTGTATACCAAGGTGACGTAATTTTAGGTCGCCTAGCTATGGGAGCAGACGCACTTAACCCTGCTGCTGCTGTTGAATTGTTCGCCGGAACAGCAACTAAGCCTACAGCTTTAACTTAATTTTTATTCTATACGGGAGCTTCGGCTCCCCTTTTTTCTTATGGCTTCCACAACTATTGACATCGACACAGAATTGTCCGCAGTAAATACTATACTGGGAGCAATAGGTCAATCACCAATAACACAACTTAACTTTGACAATCCAGAAATATCATTTATATTTAATCTACTAAAAGATGCTAATATAGATACACAGGCAGAAGGATGGCACTTTAACACAGAAAAGCATGTAGCATTTACACCAGATTCTAATGGACATATTGCTATATCAAATGACATTCTACAACTAGATGTTTCTGAAGGTTGGTCACACAGAATCTATGATGTAGTTAGACGTGATGGTCGATTATATGACAAGATAGACCACACAGATGACTTTTCATCAGTTACATCCATCGACTTAGACGTCGTAAAACTTTACACCTTTGAAAACTTACCTATACCATTTAGACGTTATATCACATATAGAGCGTCAACAAAAGCAGCTACACAGTTGGTTGCAAACCCTAACCTTGTTAAACTTTTGCAAGGACAAGAATCATTAGCACGTGCTGCATTAATGGAGTACGAGTGCAATCAGGGTAATCACAGCATGTTTGGATTCCCAGAAAATACTATACACCAAACATATCAACCTTGGAGAAACCTTAGAAGATAATGCCAAGCATAACACAAACCATTCCTAGTTTTACTGGGGGTTTATCGGAACAGCCCGATCAATTAAAATTTCCCGGACAAGTTAAAGATGTTCAAAATGCAATACCTGACATTACAAAAGGCTTGTATAAAAGACCGGGTGCAAAGAGAGTAGGCACTAACCCTTTACCCAACGTAGCAACAGGTGGTTCGTGGTTTCACTACCATCGTGATGAAGAAGAAGGGTCCTACATAGGACAGGTAGCGGCAGATGGTACATTAAGAATGTGGAAAGCTAGCGGCGATAATGCCGGAGCTGAACAAAACATTACTTATGGTACTGGTGGTGAAGCGGCAATCAAAAATTATTTAGCAACAAGCAACAGTGAAAACATACAGTTCCTTACTATCAACGATACTACCTTTGTTAATAGTCGTGACGCTACTAACGCTGCTACACTGGTAGGAAAATCAGGTACAACACCAGACAACCCTGATACTCATTTTGCATTTGTAGAGATTACACGTACTGAAAACGGTAGACAGTACGGTATGAATTTATATAATAATAATACAGAAACTACATTTACTAGAGCTACAAAAATACAAATACTATCTGATACACTTGATGAAAGTGGTGGTACTGGACAGTGTAGAGGTATTGGTATACAGACATTTACATGTACAGCTGCTAGCAGTTATACTGGTACAAATACAGTATTAGTTACAGATGTGAATAATGCCACAGTAACCTCTGGTAAAAACAATTTAATATTTAAACTTGACATACGTGGACAGCAAGGTAACATAGGTGCAGATGGAGACTCTCCAGATGACTTTGCGTGTGCATATAGTAGACAAGCTATACTTTTACATGGTGGTGAAGGTTGGGCTTTTGGAGATCAAGTTACTGTTACTATGGACCAAGCAAAGGGACGTACTATATCAGGTTCATCTAGCAGTGGTACAAGTGGTAACTCTGGTAAAGGAGAATCTCCGGCTACCTATATTATAGAGGTTATGGAGCATGAAACCATTGTTGTAAAAGCTAACTTAAAATTATTACGCCCATCGCCTACACCTTTTGACGCTGATACAGCAGTAAGTTCTGACACAGTATTAGGTGGTATTCTTGGAGATTTACCATCAGGTATTAACGGTAAGATTATAGGTAACGGAATCTACATGTCTAGCTCTACGTCATTTAATGTAGAGATAGTCGAAGATGATTTGATGCGTAGTATGGGTACGTCTGTAAATGACGTGACGTTACTACCGAAACAATGTAGACATGGTTATATAGTTAAAATATCTAACGCCAGACAGTCTGATGAAGACGATTACTACTTACGATTTGAAGGTCTAAACGATCAGGACGGTACAGGCTCGTGGGTAGAGTGTGCAAAACCGAATATAGACTTGAGTCTAACTAATATGCCTCTAGCTATACAAAGAACTGCTCTAGCTAACCAAAATACATCTACCGAAATAGCTACATTTACTATTAAACAGTTTACATACGCTAACAGAGAAATAGGTGATGACAGTACAAACCCATATCCGTCCTTTGAAGGTAAACGTATTAACAAAGTTTTGTTTTTCCGTAACAGATTAGCCTTCTTAGCAGGCGAAAATGTGGTATTATGCCGACCGGGCACGCTAGGACAGCCAGATTTCTTTGCTGAAACTGCCTTAACTGTGAGTCCAAACGACCCTATTGATATATCATGTTCGTCTAATTTCCCATCTGAGCTGTTTGATGGTATAGATATTAACTCAGGTCTTGTAGTATTTAGCTCAAACCAACAGTTTTTACTATCATCTGACGATACAGTTCTTAACCCTGACACAGCTAAGTTACGTAGTATTTCTACATTTAACTATAATAAGAACATACGTCCTATATCATTAGGTACGACAGTAGCATATATGGATAATTCTGGTAAATTTAGCCGCTTTATGGAGATGGCTAATATTGCTAGAGAAGGAGAACCTAACGTAGTAAACCAAAGTCAGGTAGTTCCTACACTAATACCGAAAGGTGTAGACTTATTTACTAACTCAAGAGAGAATAACCTAGTATTAATAGGTAAAACTGACTCTGATGAAGTACAAGGCTTTAGATATCTTAACGTAGGAGATAAACGTCAGCAATCAGCTTGGTTTAAATGGAAGTTTAATAATCCAATCAAGTATCATTTTGTGATTAATGATGAATACTATTTCTTAGATACAGATAACTTTCTACAAGAAGTCAGATTAGTACAAACTGAATCAGACCCTGCAATAATACAAGATAATGTTGATTACTTATTACACATAGATAATCATATTCAGATATCTGGTGGTACTTTTTCTCATAATCAAAATAAGACTACATTTACAAATCAAACTTGGATTCCTTTAGTTACTACTCCTAGTTATGATTTAGTTGTTATAGATACAAATACAGCATCTACTAGAGTAGGTCGATATGCAAAAGCTACAGTATCTGGTACATCATTTACCGTACCGGGAGACTGGTCAGGAGGTACAATCTTTGTAGGTTATTTATATGAATACAAAGTATTGTTTCCTACATTTTACTTAACTACAACTCAAGGTCAATCTTCTAAAGCTGATGTTAACTCGTCACTTGTAGTTCACAGAATGAAACTACACTTTGGTAAGATAGGTCTTTATGAAACAACTCTATCACGTGTTGGTAAAAATGATTATACAGAAGTATACGAATCTACAGAGTTAGACGAGTACGATGTATCTGATGCACCATACATAGACGAGTTCATCAAAACTATACCAGTATATGAACGTAATACTAACGTAGATATTACACTTAAATCTCAACACCCTGCACCATCCACGCTAAGAGCTGTGAGTTGGGAAGGAGACTATTCACCTCGATATTATAAACGTGTCTAAATTAGATCAATACGTAAAACCAATTACAAAAGAGGCTGCCCTAGAGGTGGCCTATAACCTACGCCCAGATGACCTCAGAGAGGTCGTCGAGGGTCATGGGTTAGACCCATTCCTAATCCTCCCTAGAGTGGCTCAGGAAGGCTCTGCTGTGTATTTCACAGTACCAGACGGCAAGACTGCCGGACTAGCAGGAGTCGGGGACGGTGGAGAAATCTGGATGCTATGCACTCCGGCTATTCATCGTTATCCAATTACATTTGCAAGAGAAGCCAAGCGGTGGGTCGATAGCCGTACTGAGCCTCTATTGTGGAACATCGTAGACTGTAGAAATACAGCACATTTAAAACTACTCAAATTTATAGGTTTCAAGTTTTTACGTAAGTTTAATCATGGACCAAATAATTTACCATTTATAGAATTTTGCCGTGTGTGCACCAGACCCTAACGCCGGAAGGCGAGAAGCCGCTAGACAAGAAAACAAAAAGCGGATAACTAAATACTACTCTGATGGTATTAAACAATGGAATAAAGAAGCCGATTTCAAGAATAATATAAACAACATTCTTGGTTTAGGAGCTTCACGTGCTCGATCAGATTTTGATGCCTTTGCTCTTAGTGAGCAAGGTAAAGGTATGCTCGACAAAGAAAATGCTGCCAGAAAATATTTTAGTCAAGCTGCCGTAAATGAAGGCGGTAGATCTAGAAGTTTTGGCAGAAAACAAAAATCAGCATTATTTGCAAAGCTAGCTGAAGTTGACAGAAAACAACATCAATTAGCTACAGTAGGAGAGGCAAAAGCAAACGTAAAAATCCAACGAGGAATTGAACAACAATTACAAACTAATCGTAACAATTTAGGATTTGACCCACAGTTTGGACCTCCAACTATGTTACCACCAAAAGACAGAGCCGGTCAGTTTATGAATACTGTAAGCTTTGGTATGAGCGTTATTACACCTTTTATAGGAAGTGACGTTAGAATTAAAGATAACATCCGAAAAATAGGTAAATCTATTGAGGGTTATAATATCTACAAATTTAGATACAACAATTCTACTAAAGAATATATAGGAGTTATGGCTCAAGAAGTAAAACGTAAAAAACCAGAAGCTGTCGCTAAACTAAACGATGATACCTACGTGGTTGATTACAGCCAATTAGACGTCGAGTTTAGGGAGGTAGCATAATGGCAGAAATGGAACAGTTCAACTTTGACACATCATCAACTAACTTTGCAGAAGTAAGTTATGATGGGTCTAAGGTTGCCAACCAAGCTCTTGCCGAAACTGATAAAATCTATGCAGCATCATATGAAAGAGCGAAAGCTAATGCTCTCGCAGATGCTGAAATGAGATCTCGTAACTATCAAAAGTTTGGTAAGCTGATAGGACAGGCTGCTGAGTTCAAGAAAAAACTTGACCAGTGGAATGATACTAAATCACTAAATGACGCTGTTGCTGAAGGTAATTATGTAGGAGCAGATGGCAAGGTATATGGTCCTGACGGTAAGGTTATAGAAGGAGCAAAACCCGAAGACATTACCCCTCCCAAAACTAAGGAACAAAACAAAGAAGCTGAACAAAAAGTTCAAGCTGAAAAAAATCTAAACAAGCAAAGTAACGCTCTTAAAGTTGAAACAGCAGGCGAAACAACTATAGCTATTGAAAGGGCAAACGAGCATCCAGAAAATAATGACACTGTTGAAGAGGCAGTTGATACACTTAAAGTATCTAACATACCTACTTACGACGAGAACTCAGCTGCTACTGCAAAAAAAGCTGTAAACTGGAGTAGTACATTTGTAGCTCAAAACTTAAATGAACCTGTGCCTAACGCTGCGGTTCCGGGTGCTAATGGTAGGTCTTATAATCAACTATTTGATGAAGACCCTGCTTTAGCACAGGAAGCATTAAACTTCTGGGCAAGAAGTGGCTTGATGCAATCAGGTGCATTAGATCATCTAAAGGGTAGGCATAGAACTAAAATGCTTGCAGACTTACGTAAAAATATAGATGGTATAACCAATAAATCTTTGAACCGTAAGTTAGAAGAAGAGTTAAAATTATCAGAAGTTCTAGATGTTTTAAGCATGGCTGATATTCTTGTTAATAATCCGGCAGACGCAGAAGCATACTTCTTTGGTACAAAAGATGACCCAAATTCTGGACTACTAAATAAGTATGCAAGGGGAGCTCCGGGTGGCAAAAAAGATATGAACTATGCTTTTGCTAAGTTAGGAGATAGACTTGAAAAAGCTTTTACTGAAGGTTATATTGGAACTACTGAGTTACAACAGATAAGAGATCTATACTTTCCGCAAGCCGGTACAGACAATAAGAAAACTAATCTCTTAGGTCTCAATACAACCGGTTCTAAATTACTAGATAAAAAACTTGGAGATCTAATTAGACGAGCTCAGGAAAAAGACAATAACGCATATGAAGCAGATAGAAAGAACAAAGCTAATCAGGGTACTCTGAAACTTATTGAAGGTTACAAAGCTCAAAACAAAGAAGGTAAACCTGTAACTCAAACACAGAAAGATAAGGATATAGCTAAACTTGCTAAAGATCTTAACATACCAGTTACAAGTCCTTTACTTAAAGAACTGACAGATTACTATATTCCCGGCGATTATGATGACGACGAGGAAGCAAGATGGTTAATTTTAGACGTTAGAAGAGACGGTAAGATAGATGGCGGTGACTTAGAAGGTAGACTAGCTGCTATTGATAACGAGAACATAAGAAATGAAACTAGAGAAACAGTCAACAAAATACTAAAAGGATTTGAACCAAGCGATGCAAACCGTAAAAAAGCAAATAAAAGATTTAATGCTATCGCAAACATTGATAAAGATTCTGGTGAAGTTTTAGACCCTAACAAAGCTTCTGATGTAGCATTAACTATGGTTAATAATATGGAGCAAGACTATGAAGACTTTTATGCCGAAGGTTTTGCCCAGTCAAACAACGCTACAAAAGCTCATAACTATGCTATAGACAAAATAAAAGCTAAACATGAAGACCCTAATCAACGAGTAGAAGTTTTAGACGAACTGGGTAACAAGAAAATGGTTAGTCCTTATAGAGCTCCAAATATGGGTGTTAAAGATAAAGATATTAAATCCAAGATGTTATACTCGAAAACTATAGAGTTGTTAAATAAAGATAAGGATGGTACTCTTGATAGTAGTGGATTTTTACTTGGCGAAATGGATGCTTTACCAATCGCTATCCGATCACTAAAAAATGAAACTGGTGTTATACCTGAGTATTATATTAACTTATCTAGAAAAACTGGTATACATCCATTAAAACTTATAAAACGAAGAATGGATGCTTTAGGTATAGACCCTAAAGACGCTGACCCGAATGATTTGTATTTTACTAGATTCGATACATTTGACGAGTCGCTTAGTGAGCAAGATCAAAAACGATTAAATACTTTTCCTACTACATCTAACGCTTTGCAGATCATAACAAAAAATAAATATGGTGACGGTCTTTTCGATGAAACTGCTATTACAAATAATGTTTTTTATGATTCAATGTCTAGAAAAGGTGCAGACTATGATTCCTTTGTAGATTCAACTGGTAGAAGTTACAGTAACTCAGTAAACGTCCAAGAAATGGATATGGATTCAGTCAGTTCATTGTGGACTACGAATAAAAAATCTAGATCAGGTATTCAGTACGGTGCGAAAGTCAAAGTAGGTCGATATGACTGGAACAAGGATACCTTTGAAGCAGCCCTACAAAGGAGTGGGCTACCACGAGATGCAAAATTTACTCCGGAAAATCAAAACATACTATTAGAAGCTCATTCAAAGAATGTATTATATTCTGATAATCAATTAACAAGTATAGGTGCGTTTACAGGCGATGACGACAGTCAGATGTCTATAGAGCCTATTCAAATTGATTTTGAAGAATCAGCTGTTTGGAAAGAAGAGTTTGACTCAGTAGACCCATTCTCAAATCCTAACACTATGCCAATGGGCTTATTTGGTATTTATATACTACAACCACAAGAATAATATGGAAGAAGAAGATAAGCTAGAACGTGAACCGGATTATTTTGACCAGTCACATGAAGCTGTACTCGGAGAAGATGATGTACAAGAAGCTGTTAGAGAGAATAACTTAGAAGAAGCAGAAAAAGTAAGCCAAGAACAGACGGAAATTGATGACCCACGTGAAAAAGAAAACTGGGGATTTAAAGGAGTTGTTAAAGAACTACAATCTGCTTTAACTGGTGGAGTTCAAGACTCTCTAACATCGGTAGCTACGTTTGCGGAAAGAACTACTGATGCTCTCTCTGGCGAAATGCAAAGAGAAAGGCAAGAAAATGGTTACTATAAACCACAGTGGGACCCGTTTAGTTCATACAGTAACCCTATCATAACTAAAACATGGTGGGGTAAACTGGCTAGAGGTACAGTACACTTTGGTACAATGGCAGCCGGTACAGTACTAGCCGCTAAAGGTATAGGTGCAGCCGGTATAGGACTTGGTATAAGTAAGGGTGCGCAAGCATTATTAGGAGCTAACAGCCTTGTTCGTGCAGCCGGTATAGGTGCAATATCTGACTTAGTATCTAAAGAATCTGATGCAGAAAATGCGTTAGGTACAATGAGAGATCACTATGGTTGGATGGATACACCTTTATCTACAAAAGAGCACGACCATCCTGTTATGATGAAAATGAAAAACATCGTAGAAGGTATGGGCATAGGTCTTATATTTGATGGTGCTGCTATGGCACTTACAAAAGGTGCTAAGTCAACTAAAGAGTTTGTACGTCAGAGAGCTAAAACTGTAAATGCTGAAACTCTAGCAAAAGGAGTACAAGAATTACGAGAAGGTGAAACAGGCTTTCGTGCAGCTAAAAATAAAACCATGGCGGGTACACATCAGGGTGCTACATTATCTCAAGACGACCCATATATTGTATGGGAAAGAAATAAAAGAGTTAATAACGAGTGGGGAGCTGAAGAAGGTGCATCTGGAAATGTTATAACACCTGTACAAAGAGAGCGTGGTGCTAACTATTCTGGTATGTCAGAAGATGCAGTTGATGCTGTACTACGTAAATTATACAGTAATAATAAATATAAAGCTATTATAGAAGAAACTAAAGAACAAGGCACAACTTTAGCCGAAAAATTTGGAGACGCTATTGCAGCACACCAACGTATTACACAAGGTAGAAATGCAGCAGAAATGTCACCAGACGAATATTTAGAAGAACTATTAAAAGCTGCTGATGTCTATGAATTTACAGATATTGACGGTAACGTAGTAAATAAAGTTTCTACAATTACAAGTAAATATGTGGTTGTAGCGGACATGGTTGTTGGTACATTACTACAACAAGTACGTGATTTAGGTATTGCCGGACGTGAATTAAAAGATTTTGTAAATTTAACAGACACAGATGGACCTCTAGAGGCTATACGTGACTCAATGTTTATGGCATTGACCGAAGCTAAACGTGCTAGAATTATCAAATCTGATGATTTTAGAGCATTAGGTGCGGGTAAACGTCAATTCTTAGAGAAAACATTATCTCAAGAAATGGTAGATACTCGTGAATCTATACAAGCTATACTAAATTTAGCAGGCGATGACCCTAATAATGGTGAGTTGCTTATGGCATTGTTTGAAGCTTTTTCATCTATGAGAACTGTAAACAGTTTAGATGACTTTGACCAATGGGCTCGTAAGATGATAAGGGGTGGAGAGATTGAAGGTAAACAACAGGTTGGAGCACTTGTAAGAGAACTACAAGGTGTAATGACTCATAGTATTTTATCTGGTCCTAAAACACCGGCTAGAGCTATTATAGGTACAGCTACACATACGTTTTTACGTCCACTAGCTATGACTATAGGTGCTACTTTACAACTACCTTTTACTAAAAACACACGTCAAGTACGTGCGGGGTTAGCATCTATGAACGCTATGATGGAAGCTATACCAGAGTCATTTGAGTTGTTTAGATCTAGACTAAACTCATACTGGTCAGGAGATATATCTACAATTAGGACTCGTTTTTCTGAATATACAGCAGGCGATACAAACTGGGAAATATTACGTAGATGGGCTGAAGATAGTGGTCGAGCTAACGCAGGCGATAAAGCTGCGTTTCGTATGGCTAACATGGCACGTACATTGAACGACAAAAGTTTCTTAAGTTACTCTACTAAATTAATGGCAGCAACTGACGATGCGTTTGCTTTCATACTGGGTAGAGCTAAAATGAGAGAAAAAGCTTTGATGTCAGCATTTGATGTAGCTGATGCCGGTAAGTTAACTAGCTATTCAGAAATAACACCTGAGCTAATTAGAAATTACGAAGACTTTTTCTATCGTGATATCTTTGATGCTGATGGTAATATAGTAGATGAAGCTACAAAATTTGCACGTAAAGAAGTTACACTTACACAAGATCTTAGTGGATTTTCTGCTAATCTTAACGCTGTATTCCAACAGAATCCTTGGGCAAAACCATTCTTTTTATTTGCTAGAACAGGTGTAAACGGACTTAAACTTACAGCTAAACATACACCCGGTTTTAACTTTCTTGTTAAAGAATTTAATGATATAGCATTTGCTAAACCTACACCAGAAACATTTGCAGAGCTTGGACCTAAATTTGGTATTACTAATGCTAGAGAACTGGCTAATGCAAAAGCGTTACAAAACGGTAGATTAGCTATGGGTTCTGCTCTTGTATTTATGGCAGCTCAGAAATGGATGTCAGGAGAGTTAACAGGTAATGGACCAGTTGATAGACAGAAACGTAATGTCTGGACAGATGCAGGCTATAAACCTAGAACTATAACTCTAGGAGAAGTACAAGTAGGTTATGATTCCTTTGAACCATTTAACCAAGTTTTATCTATGGTTGCCGATATAGGTGATGCTAGTATATTAATGGGAGAAGAATGGACAAAAGATAATTTAGGAAAGGTAGCATTACTGCTTGCTCAGGGTGTAACAAGTAAATCTTATTTAGCAGGCTTACAGTCATTTGTAGATTTATTTGGTGCAAAACCCGGACAGCCTGCAAGAATAGCATCTAACTTAATGAATAACACTGTACCTTTAGGTGGTTTACGTAATGACTTGGGTAAATTATTTACTCCATATATGCGTGAGCTAAACTCAGGTTTTGTGGATGCTATGAGAAATAGAAACTTAGCCTTTGAAAACCTCCCCGGAGAAGATTTACCAATTAAGTATGATATACTATCTGGTAATCCTGTTAAGCCTTATGACTTTATGACTCGAGCATTTAATATGTTTAGTCCTATATCATTTAATTTAACATCAAGTCCCGGTAGAACACTCTTATTTAATAGTGGTTATGATATGCGATTATCAGTTCTGTACTCCCCCGAAGGAGATAATTTAACAGATGAACCACGGATTAGATCTGCATTTCAAAAAGCTATTGGAGATCAGAACATAGAAGTATTGCTAAATAGGCTTGTAGACGACCCTAAAGTTAAAGAATCTATGGAAGAAATGATGCGACTTATAGCATCAGGTCAACGTAGCGAGTATGAAGTTATGGACTTTTATCATAATAAAAAGATAGATCAGATTTTCCAAAGAGCTAGAAAAATAGCATGGAATACGATTAAACAGGACCCAAAAATTCAAGCTATCAAACTTGAAGAAAGAAAGAAAAAACAAAAGAGGTTACAAAAATCAAGTCAATTAGACCCAGTAGAACGTCTTACAAACATTTATAAATAATGGCACTAACATTCATTGAATACACTGCGGATGGTAATAATAATAAAAATTTTACCTTCCCTTCTATTACTACCTCTGATGTCGATGTTAAGCTAGATGGTGCACTACAAACAGCAGGCACTCATTATAACATAGTTAACTATACACCTACAGGTGGTGGTACAGTTGAATTTACAACAGGAAATATTCCTAGCAGTCCAGTAATAATTCGTATTGCTAGAAGCACGGATGTTGGTTCGCCTCGAGTTACGTATACTCCCGGCTCCTCTGTAAAAGCAGCTGACTTAAACGAAAACGCACTGCAAACTATATACTCTTTACAAGAAGAGAAAGATGCAGTGCAAAACCTTGGTGGTACGTTGTCTAACGTAACCATCAGTGGTAACTTAAACGTAGATAGTAACCGTATTACAAACGTAGCGGACGGTATATCTGCAACAGATGGAGTCAACAAACAACAAGTTGAAGACATCACAACTAATAATAATACAGTGTTAGCAGGGCATGCTACAACCGCTACAACGCAAGCAACTCAAGCAGCTTCAAGTGCAGCAGCTGCCGCAACTGAAGCTACAAATGCTTTAGCACAGGCTAATGCAGCTGCGGCAAGTGCAGTTATAGCACAGAACGCCGGTTCTAACATGACAGCTCAGGTTAATGATGCTAACAAGTATGCTTCAAACCCTGCAAATACTGCATTTACTACATCTACTGGTGTAGCGAATCAGTTTTCCTCTTTACATTATGCTAACTTAGCAAGTACATACGCAGGCTTTACTGTCTTTTATGGTTTTTCTAGAAGTAGCACAGGTGTATTGCAATTAACGTATGCAACTGCTTCTAACACTGCTACATATGCAGTAAAGGATTATGAGTACAAAGGTGAAGCACAATGGTTAATTGGTGACTCTGCCGCTTTACACACCGCAACATCCGGCGGAACACAAGGAACTCCCAGATATTCCCTAAATTCTTCTGGACACTTAATATTAAATACAACAGCTTAAAAAATGGCACAAATTGATTTAGGCAAACTGAAGTTTACTTGGAAAGGTACATGGAGTACCACTTCTGCCTACGAGGTTGATGATGTAGTATTTTATAACGGGTCTAGCTATATTTGTATAGTGGACGCAGCAAATACAACAGACTCACCAGAACAAAACACAACGAATTGGGCAGTCATGCAACGTGGTATAAACTACGTAGGCGACTGGTCTAGTTCAACAAGCTATTATAGAGGTGACGTAGTTCTTTATAATAGTACTGCCTATATAATGGATTCTGACAGCGTTAGTCCATTATCAGGTACAAACTATACACCCGGAACAACAGCTTCCACAAACCATTGGAAAGTTCTTTCAACAGGTACAGCCGGTACATATGCAGCACCCGGAGACCTAGAATACAGAGGTAATGCAGGCTCTAATTTAGCTCTAAATATTGGTACATTAGGTTCAAGTCTAATTGTAGAAAACGACCCTAAAGAGTCATTCGTTGCGGGTTCAACAGCTGTTTACGAACAGGTACAACTACCCGGAGCAACACCGGCTACTGATGGTAAGTCAGCTTATTTATTTAACAGCGATCATCCTACACCTGAAAGTGTTACATATACTGTAACTGTAGCAGGCGGTAAGTTTGTAATCAATGGCACAAGTCAATTAGCACTTACATTAAAAACTGGTAGTACATATACATTTGACGTTAGTGATGCAACTAATGCAACTCATATTTTAGCATTTAACGCAAGATCAGCTGCTACTAGCCCTACATTTGACTTTGAAACAGGTGCTGTAGCAAATGGAGTTACAAGATCAGGTACACCGGGTCAAGCCGGAGCAACTGTTACTTGGGTAGTACCACACTTAGGTCAGTTAGTATACGAATACTATTGTACACAGCACAGTGGTATGGGTGCAGCTATAACATGGACATCATCTACAAAGATAACTGGTAGACTACTACATAGTGACGTACATCCTACTATTGACTTAACTAGAGGTAATCATTATACCTTTACGTTCCCAACTGCTACAGGTATGACCTACTCTATTAAAGATCAGGCAAACCATAGTAAAGCCGGTACTAACGGACGTATAACTGCGGGTGTAACACCTGACTTTGCAGCCGGTGGTTCTATATCTTTCGTACCATCTGACGCTACTCCTCATGCTATAATTAGAGACGAAGGTTTATCTGCTGACGAGATTAATATAACTCTTAACAGCATGTTCTTCAAACCTAAATGGTCTGGTGCACAGAGTAGAAAACAAGATGAACCTAGAGATTTAAGCGATACAGCTTACAACGACCCATCATATAACGTATTTGCTAACCACGATATCAATAACTATACAGAAAGTATTTTACCATTACCCGGATATCTTAAAAATTCTGGTAGAGGATTTAGATATGGTACTACATCCGTAGGATATAGACAAGGTGGAATTATTACCAGAACTAGGTATACTGGATGGGGTAATATGCTACACAACGGTTCTAATGGCTACTACTATGGTGCCGGACTCGGTGGAGGTACTTCTCACATTAACACAGCTGACTATCGTCCTTGGGGTTCTAACTGGAGATGTCCTAAGATATGGATGGAAGCTTTAGCAGGGAATAGTGATTATGCACACTTCCTAACAGGTGTTGACGGTAACGATTTAGGTTACTTAAATGCTGCGGGTGAACCACAGGTAACAAAACCAAGATTAAAACAGGTACATAAAGGTTCTTATTACGGATATCATTTATATGAAAATGGTATTGTAACCTTTGCAGGTTATGGTGGTTATGGTTCTTTCGGTAATGGTGTAACTAGAGACGCATGCAACGAAATAGCATGTGTATTCCACGATGAATCTGGTACAAGATTGACAGGAAGCAATTATCCTAAGATCAAACAGCTAGAAACAAGTAATGCTCATACTGGTGACCATGGTGCACAGAGTTATTATTCTCAATACATGATAGATACCGACGGTTTCCTATATACTATGGGTTACAATGGATACGGTCAGTTGGGTAATAATACTACAAGTAGTAACTATTACTTTAAGAGAATACCAAAGGCTAGCTTTAACGGAGCTGACATTATCTACGTTCATACAAGTGGATACTATTATACATCAACTTACGCTATAGATAGCACAGGTAAGTTATGGGGTTGGGGTAGAAATAACTACGGACAACTTGGTCTAGGTAACACTAACGACCAAACAACACCACAGGAAATAACTAACGTAGCCGGTTCACAGTTACTAGGTAAAAAGGTTGTACACTTACAAGCTAACCAAGATGACGACGATCAGGGTAAATGTTGGGTATTAACTGACGAAGGTAAACTATATTTCTTTGGATATTTAGAAAACTACGGTTATAGTACTGGATATTATGACTCTAGTAATACAACTGCTCAAACTATGCCTCAGCTATTGACTAATAGTTCTACGCTGTGGAATAGTAACGATCAAAAGGTTGTGTACTTTGTTACAAATAATAATAGATACTCTACACTTTATATAATTACTGATGGTGGTTCAACAGGAGCAACACAAAAGCTGTATGCTACTGGCGATAATGCTTATGCTCAACAGGGTACTGCTACAAGTACATCATCTGGTGTAAGTAGTTCATCCCAAGGTACAGGTATAAACAACTGGTTTGGTAAAGAGTTACAATTCCGTGACTTAGGTCAGGATTGGAACGATCAATCTAACCAGAATATAGTCAACGAATCATTTGGTAACTGGGATTCATTCCAAACTGGTGGTTCTAATGCCGGTAAAATGGTTATTGGTAAGATTGTTAAGATAATGCCAAAAGGATATAGTGGTGAAAACGCTACCCGTGTAGTACTAATTGACGAATATGGACAATTATTTGCTGCCGGATATTGGAACTATATGATGTTCCCTAATGCTGAACTAGATAACGAATCAAACATGAGATCAGGTCCCGCTGATAATAGCACTGACCAAGTTTACTCTGATTCTTTCTATCCTATAAATCAGTTCCCCGGTAAAGTAGTAGATTATTGTCATGTTGGACCTACAAATAGTGAAAACGCATGGCATGTACTAACAGATGCCGGTGTGCTTTACGTAGGTGGAGACTCTAGTTGGAGTCAAAACGGACATTACTACGGTGGCTATCACGGATTCTGGAGATATCAATGGAACTTAGGAGGTAATACTTAATGGCAACACCAAAAACACATGTACATCCCGGAGAGGGACCATTTACCATAGCAGAATATTACACATATGCTGAAACTGGTAAAGCAGAAGATTGGGGTGTCGGACTAAACGGCACAGCCAATAAAAGATGGACTAGATTAGGTAACGTAGTTGTAACTGAAGCGGGGTTTGACCCTGCTTTAGTGGCTAATACAACTGTTACACTAACTAAAATTACAGATGCCGCTGAAATAGCAGCAATAAAAACTAAATGGATAATCCCATCGTAATACCGTTTGTAGAGATACCAAATCACGAACCGATAAAAACGATAGAGATACCTTTGCCAAGTGCAGACGTGCCTTTTTATAAACCTATGGTTGTACCTCCG